TTTATAAATCCTAGTGCATCTACCGTTTATTATGCTGGAATTTCATTTGCCGATAATTATGTAGATTGCTCAGAAGATTCTACATTATATGATACATCAAGTGGATCTCCCGCAGTTTCTATATGTGGTGCTGACAGACACCAATTAAACTTTACAGCAGTAGAAATTACTGGAGCATCTGGATTTAATGATTCAAGATTCAACAAAGTTCTTTCTATCACCTTGACAGGATCTACTTTAGGAGTAAAATATATTAATGGTTTGACTATTTGAGGTATTAATTTATGAGTGAACCCAAAAAAGATTGTGGATGTAAAAAGAAAAAGTTCTCAGATTCTCCTCTACCAAATAAAGAACCCGCAGTTAAAAAAGCTTTGAGTATGATTCAAAGCTATGCTACTGCCGTGGCATCAAGAGGATTGAAAGATAAAAGAGTAGATAAGACTGTAAAACAGTTGAGAGTTTTGAGTTGTTTTGGCAATGACCATAATGGAGGAGAATTACCTCCATGTGCTCATCTTAAAAAGTCTTCTACTGATGGAAAATTTTACTGCGGTGCATGTGGCTGCGGAGATAGAAAAAATACTTGGCTAAATGGAAAAGATGAGGAATATAGCAAATTAGATTATCCAAATGTTTCATGTCCTCTTTCTATGCCAGGATTTAGTAATTATACATTGAGTCTACCACAGGAAGCTCAAGAACCAGAATCTAGAAAGCATTACATTGAAAATCTTGCTTTCAATTCTATTCAAAATGTAGAAGTTACCATGCCAGAAACACCAAAAGAAATTTCTGATATTTTGGATAAAATGAAGGAAAAAATGGATGAAATTAAAAATTCTTCATCCCCTCCACAATAATCTAAGTTTTGTTGTGCATAAATATTTTCAATGGCACAACCAAACTCAAGAGATTCTATAATACAATATGCCTATAGGCAGCTAGGTGCTCCAGTAATTGAAATCAATGTCGATTACGAGCAAGCTAATGATCGCCTTGATGACGCTCTGCAATTCTTTGCAGAGCGTCATTTTGATGGAGTTGAGAGAGCATATTTTAGTTATCAAGTAACAGATACAGACATACAAAATAAATATATCAATACGAATTCGTTTGGGCCAATCGTTGGTGCATCTGGTAGCGATCCAAATGGATATGATATTCTTTCAATTATACGAGTTTTTCCTTTTGGCTCTTTAAATGCTAATGAGCTTTTTGATGTAAGATATCAAATGGCACTAAATGATGTTTATGGAATAAACACAAATCTTGGTTTTGTTAATTCTGCCCCGATAGCAAATTTTGATATAACAAAACGTTATATTAGAATGATCGAAATGATGTTCGATCCAGAAAGAACAATTAGATTCAATAAAGTAACCAATAAACTTTATATCGAAACTGATTGGAGCACACTCAAGGCAGGAACATTCTTGGCTATTGAGGGTTATGTCAATCTTGATCCGGACACATATCCAGAAATTTATAATGATAGAATGCTCAAAAAATATTTTACAGCATTAATTAAGAAACAATGGGGTGCTAATCTATCAAAGTTTGATGGTGTGGCATTGCCTGGTGGAGTCGCTTTGCGTGGTGGTCAAATATTAACAGAGGCAGTTCAAGAAATATCAATTCTTGAAGATCAAATTATTTCCGCATATGAATTACCACCAGATATGATGACTGGATAATATGGCTTTAAATCCTTACTTTAGATTCCAAAATACAGAACAAAATGTTGTTGAAGACAACATCATTGAAATTATTCGTATGATGGGTAAAAATGTTTGGTATATTCCAAGAGAAAATGTGAACTTGGATAGATTATTCGGAGAAGATCAGCTCAATCGATTTACAAAAGCTTATCAGATTGAAATGTATGTTGCTTCTTCGGCTGGATTTGATGGCACTGATGTTATAACTAAATTTGGTTTAGAAGTAAAGGATAGAGTAAATCTTGTAGTTAGTAAAAAGCGATTCACTAACGAAGTAACTACTAAAAATTCTACCATTATAAGACCGCGTGAAGGAGATCTTATATTCTTTCCACTGACTAAAACATTATTTGAAATAAACTTTGTTGAGCACGAATTACCATTTTATCAACTAGATAAAAATTATGTGTTTACATTGAATTGTGAAACTTTTGTTTACTCTGCGGAAGAATTCGAAACTGGAAATACGGATATGGATTCTTTGGCCGATACGAAGCAAGGAATTTACAATTTCACCATAGGTGCTACCTTCGCCGGATTTACAGCTGCTTACAATAAGGCAGTTCGTGGAGAACAGTATTATGTTCCTGGCTCTGTCTCTGGAACTACATCATACTTCCGTATGCTTGATTACGATCTATCTGGAACGCAGATGACTGGCAAGCTAGCATCTATAGACGGAATTACCTTCCTCAATCCAACGGTTCTCACCAGCTCTGTATCTGGTGCAACATTCAAGATTCTATCAGTATCCTCGACAAACGATATCGTCACAATCAATCCTATATTGGAAGATTTGTCTGGAGAAATACAGCCTCTAGACTATCAACGAGGCTTCACGGGAAGCGGAAGCAAAATAGATACTCCTATAGTCAATTTCAGTGAAACTGATCCGTTCTCGGAGGGTAATTACTAATGTTTAATTCGTATGATAACCAATCTATAAGAAAACTGGTAATTGCCTTTGGCTCATTATTTGATGAAATTTATGTTTCAAGAAAAAATGATACAACATCGGTAACAGAAAAAGTAAAAGTTCCTATTACATTTTCTTCGAAGGAAAAGTTTCTACGCAGATTAGAATCAAATTCCTCTATAACAGATAACGTAAAAACGCAGATAAATATTCCTTATTTAAGTTTTGAAGTTTCTAATATAGCATATGACTTTGGAAGAAAAAGAAATAAATTAGTAACAACTAATGAGGCCGTCACTGCTGCTGATGGTAGTATTTCTGAAAGTTATAAAACATTCTCAGAAACTCCAATAAATGTAGCATTTAATCTTTACTTCTATTCTAGAAGTTTAAATGAATTATTTCAAGTATTAGAACAAATACTTCCTTATTTTAATCCCGAATTCAACATTCGAATTAACTTCAATAAGATATTTAAAAATGTAAATATACCAATTTCATATAGAGATTTTAAAATAATTGATGATTATGAAGGATCTTTACAATCACGCCGAATGATGATTGGAGTAATATCTTTTGTAGCTTCCTCGTATGTCTTTGGTGAAATAAAGCCAACCACTCTTATTGAAGATGTAATTGACGATACTGCTCCAGATCCAGATCTTGATCCTGATCAAGATCCTGTACCAACTACATCTATACAAATAAGTTCAAGTTTTGGAGTTAATACTTATTTCTTACCAATTGGTCAAAATGGATTTACAAATAATTTAACTTGGACAGAAACCAGCGTTTCTGATCTAAATACTGTTGTTAGTATTTTAACCGTAACAAATAGAGTTGTTTATACACAAATAATTCCTGCTGGAACTTTGGCCCTCACGACAGCACAGACTACTAGTATAATAAACGCTATTTGCGAAGAATTTAATTTATGTGGAATTGAGGATGGAATACAAAGAAAGTTAGTTTTAAAAATCCAAAATGGAACAACCGTGGCTCAAAAAGACTTTAAAGCAGTAATGGATTGTACTACAGTATGTCAGTAAATAAATTAAATGATTTTTTTGAAATAGAATCTGCTGGAAAAACAGCTAACAGCGAAATTCAGAAATCATCTGAAAATGATTATGAATATGCCAGAGAAAATTTGTATGACATAATTCAAAAATCAAAAGTTGCCCTTGAGGGAATCATGAAGGTTGCCTCTGAGGGAGATTCACCAAGAGCATATGAAGTCGTGACTCAAATGCTAAAAACCATGTCAGAGATCAACAAGGATCTTATAGATTTGGAAAAGATCAAGAACGAAGCAAACAAGACCACAATAAAGACAACTACAAATAATTCGTTCTTTATTGGCTCAACAAGTGATCTTCAGGATTTAATTAATCCTGAACGGAGCAAGAAAAAGGCTCTAGATATAATTGATGCGGAAGTGAAGAATGTCGAGGAAATTTAAAGGTTACTTAGGTAATCCAAACCTAAAAGAAGCTGGAGTAAA